GAAGGCCGCAGGGGCTGCCCTGACTGCTTCATCTGGTGGGAGTGGCCGCGCGCCGCCTTCGTCGAGATCAAGGCGGACGGCGACCGGCTCAGCGGCCACCAGCAGCGCGAGATCGAGCGCATGCGCGGCGACGGCGTGCCGGTCTTCATCGCCCGGTCGATTGAGGACATCGACGAGATCGTGAAAAAAGTCAGGGAGGGGGGTTGCAATGCCTGATTGCATGTGCCATATGCTGTGTATCAGCAACGCAAACAGGAGTTACCCAAATGGCACTTTCTTTTCGAGTTCGCGACGATCTGGTCGATCTGGGTCGTGATGAAGACGGTTCGGTTATCGTGGGTCGTTCGTTTTACGTAGTGGCCGAGGATGAAGCCGGTCATCGTTGGGCGCATGCGCATTCGTTTCTGGATCACGCCAAGCGTTACGACGAAGAAGAAGGCGCGTATTGGGCCCGTCGTTGGAACAACGAAGCTCAAGACGCAGTCGTTGCTCTTCTAGCTCGTATCGAAGCTCACGTTGCTGCCGGCGGCGCTCTTAACGAAGCTCATTGGGACGAGGTCGATCCGGGTTACGGTTCGGACGCTTATCAGGAGCTGGACGCCGTTGGTTATTTCGCGGCTCGTGAGCGTCACGAGGCTCGTCAGGCCGGTGAAGCGGTTCCTTTCGATCAGGTCTACGATTATCATTTCGCTTGAGAGGAAGGCACGTGACCCTGCGCGTGGCGACGCTGCCGGAAGCCAAGGCTTGGTTCGCCCAGTACCACTACACGGGTACTGCGGCGGGCCACCGCTTCTACGCGTGGATCGGAGACGGCGCGATTGAAGGCGTTGTCGGCTTTGGGCGCGGCGGCAACCGTTTTGGCGTGGCTGACAAGTTTGGCCTCAACGCGTGGGCCGGCGGCCTTGAGATCACGCGCGTGGCTTGCCACCCTGACGCCCCGAGGAACACCGCCTCGAAGATGGTCGCCGCCGCCCTGCGCCAGCTTGCGGCAGACGGGGAGCAGTGGGTCTTCACTTATGCGGACACCGCCCACGGCCACCACGGCGGCATCTATCAGGCGCTCAACGCCGTGTACGTCGGCACCGACGCCAAGCAGTGGGTCAACTTCGAGCTGGACGGCCTCCGCGTCGCCAAGCGCGCCGTCAGCGGCCGCTTCGGCCACACGCGCTGGCCCGAGGTTCGCGACCTCGCGGCCGAGGCCGGACACGTCCTGTGCAAGGTGGCGTGGTGCCCGAAGCACACCTACGTGCTGCCGATCACGGGCGACCGCAAAGCGCTCCGCGCGATACGGGCCGCGCTGCAGCCGCTCGCGCTGCCGTACCCGAAGCCGGGGCAGCCCGTGGTGCCGACGCCCTACCGCAACCATCGACCGAAAGCGGACAGCCAGTGACCTTCAAGCCGCACGACTACCAGAAGGAGGCCCTCGCGCACCTGTACAAGGAGCGCAGGGCCGCCCTGTGGATGCCCATGGGCGGCGGCAAGACCGTCACCACCCTGACGGCGCTGGAGGCGCTCTCCGTGGTCGAGGACGTGTACCCAGTGCTGGTGCTGGCACCGCTGCGCGTCGCGCGCTCGACGTGGCCGGACGAGGTCAAGAAGTGGCCGCACCTGTCGCACTTGCGTGTCAGCGTCATCACCGGCACGCCTAAGCAGCGTCAGGCGGCGCTGGACACGCCGGCCGACATCTACACGACCAACTACGACAACCTCGTCTGGTTGCGCGAGGCGCTGGGCGAGGCGTGGCCGTTCCGCACCGTGGTCGCCGACGAGTTCACCCGGCTGAAGTCCTTCAGGCTGCGTCAGGGCGGCTCACGGGCACGCGCGCTGGGTCAGGTGGCCCACACGCACGTCACGCGCTTCATCGGCCTGACAGGCACGCCTGCGCCCAACGGCGTGAAGGACCTGTGGGGACAGGTCTGGTTCTTGGACAAGGGCAAGCGTCTGGGCCACACCTTCTCCGCCTTCAGCGAGCGCTGGTTCCGCAAAGGGTACGACGGCTACAGCCTCGTGCCCTACGACCACACGCAGGAGGAGGTGCAGGAGCGGCTCAAGGACATCTGCCTGACCGTGCGCGGCCTGCCCGTCGATGAGCCCATCACCAGCCCGATCTACATCGACCTGCCGCCTGCGGCGCGGCGCGTGTATGACGACATGGAGGAGGAGATGTACGCCGTCATCGGCGCGGAGGGCGTCGAGGCGGCCAACGCGGCGGTGCGGACCCAGAAGTGCTTGCAGCTCGCCAACGGGGCGCTGTACATCGACGAGTACGGCAACTGGGAGGCGGTGCACGATGCCAAGCTGGAGGCGCTGGACAGCGTCATTGAGGAGGCCAACGGCGCGCCCGTCTTGGTGGCCTACAATTTCAAACACGACTTGGCCCGGCTACGCAAGCGCTACCCTAAAGGCCGGGTGCTGGACGCTGACCCTGATACGATCAAACGGTGGAACCGGGGGGAAATTGAACTACTTTTCGCTCACCCTGCATCGGCAGGCCATGGTCTGAACCTCGCGGACGGGGGCAACATCCTCGCCTTCTATGGGGTCAACTGGAGCCTTGAAGAGCACATGCAGATCATCGAGCGCATCGGCCCGATGCGGCAGGCGCAGGCCGGCTATGATCGGCCGGTCTTCGTCTACCCGATCCTCGCCCGCGACACGGTGGACGACCTCGTCATAGACCGGCTCACGTCGAAGAAGAGCACGCAGGAAATCCTGCTGGAAGCACTGAAACGGAGGAAGAAATGAATGAGCTGACTGGCGGCAGCAGCGACTACTACAAGGTGCGCGTCGAGCGGCCCACGTCCGGCGGAGAGCCGTACACGGCCGAGTGCAATGACATCATCGAGGCGCTGCGGATGGAGTACGACGTGGCCAACGCCTTCAAGGCGGCGTGGCGCGTTGCTGCACTGCGGCAGGGCCGGGGCAAGCCGGGTCAGGACAGCCCAGTGTACGACGGCGAGAAGATTGTCTTTTTCGGCCAGCGGATTGTGGAGCGGGCGAAGAGTTAGCAGCCGTACTTCACAGCGAGACCGCCACGGGCCTTCTTAACAGACATCGGGTTGCGGCTGAAGCAGCGATCTGCAGACACGCGGCCGCCGACGGCGTAGCCCTCGAAGAACGGGGAGAAGTCCGCCCAATCGTCGGCATTCATAAACGAGGGATCACGCGGGAACTTTTTTGGGAACCCGCCGCCAGCAAGTTGGCCATACGCTCTGTCCAGATTGTTCTGGGCAACAATGTTGTCCATCTGCTGTTGCGTGATGTACCGGCCGTCAGGCAGCTTGACCAAGCCGGTGTTGCCCAGATCGCCGACGTTGCCCCACTGGCCGCTCTTCACGAAGTCCTGCACGAAGGGTAGGTAGTCGTCCTTCGGCGCGCGGTTCTGCTTGCCCTTGATCTGGACGATGTCGTCGGCCGAGGGGTTTTTCGCGAGTAGCGCCCGCACCAACTCATCTTGCCGATCCCGGAAAAACAGCTCCTGCTCATCCTCGTTGAGCCCTTTGAGTTCTGGGTTAGCGCGTATTTCCTCGGAGACTTGTCTGTTGATGGCGTTTGCTTCATCTCGGGTGAGGCTGCGTCTAGTGGGTGTCGTCTCAATCGTCACGTGCGGCTCGCCCTTGGCGTCACGCAGCGAGAAGATGCGCGACCGGCCTGACATGACATCGGGGCAGTAGCCGCCGACGCAGTGACCCATCGTGTCGCCCTCGTAGCGCAGCGCGTCCTCAAGAAAAGGTCGGCGCGGGTCTCCCGCCCCGCCAGCGGGCCCCTCGCTGCCGTACTTGGTCATGATTTCGCCGGTTTCTGGGTTGAGAGAGTAGCCCTCTGGCAGGTCGGGTGCCCGCAGCTCCGTCCAGCGCAGCCCCATCGGGTTGTTATCGGGATACTCCTTGAACGTCTGCACCGCCGGGCTGTCGAGGTTGCTTAACGCCGCGCGCTCCATCTCCTTGACGCGGAACTGGTTGATCCTGTTGACGCGCTCAGCGGCAGCGGGAAGGCTCATGCGGCTAAGACTTTCTGGGCGCAGCAACAGCTCTGGAGGCAGTCCGCTACGAGGATCGAGGGCGTTCTTCATCTCGTCCAAGAGATGGCTCATTCCCATCTGATCCTGCAAGATGCGGGTGTTTGCGATGCCGTATAGCTTATCCGTTACCGGAGCCTTTTCGAGCCACGGCATGTTGAGCAATACGTTCGCGCGATAGTCATCCCCAGCGCCCGGAAAAGCGCCTTGCGGAACGAATGGAGCATTGAGGCCAATTACGTCCCCGATTGTCTGCTCTTTGAGAACCTTTTTAGCAGCCTCAGACCACTCATCTGGACTGAGCCCAACATGAAGAGACCCGCTTTCAGCAAGCGCACGCATCGGGTCTTCAGGCGTCCCGAAATCGCTCTTGAGGTATTTTGGAGCTGTTTTATTAAACCAGTTTTTAAGTTGGGAAAGCGGGCCGTCTGCATCGGGGGCGAGACGTAATGCGTCGTCCGCAATTCGCCGTACTGCGTTTTCCGGCGATCTGTTAGGATTGGCCTCGCTCACGACGCGATTGACGTATGCGCGCGCCTCATCCTCGTTACCAAAAAGTTTTAACTTTCCGTCCTCGCCTCGGACAGCCCAAGTGTCTGTGTCGGGCAGTTTTGCCATCTTAACGCCAAGATCGGATTGCCGCATGGCACCGATGTTCTTGTCGGCCCAGAACTGGCCGCCGCGCGGCTTGACTGCGAACTTCGGGAGCCCCGGCCCCGGCGCAGGCAGCGCAAGTTGCTTCGGCGGCGCGGGCAGCGCGAGGGGCTTCGGCGGTGCGCGCTGCGCCACGGCCTTCTTGATCACCTCCGGGTCGGCGTCACGGCCGAGAACGGACAGCACCTCATCAACGGCAGGTTTGCCGAAGTCTTTGTACAGTTGTCCGATGAGGCGGCCGAGTGCAGCCATCTAGCGACCCTTCTTCACCGCGAGCAGCTTGCGGAACTCTTTTGCCTCGTTGTCCCAGATTTCCACATCCTTGGCGCGTACTGCGCGACCCTGCGGGATGCGGCTCGACGGCACGCGAATGTGCATGGCTTGCTGATTGGCAGCGGACGGCACCTGCCGGTCGGTCATCGTGAAGTATTTCTGCTGCCCTTTTTTACCCCCCGGTGGAGGCCGCATGAAACCGGAACTCACGATGTCGTCCAACTCGGCCGGCCTGAAGATGTTCCGCACGCCATAAGCCGGCAGCGTATCGCCCGGTTTATACTCAGGCCCACCGATCTTCTCGCTGTACATGCGGTTGACGACCCTCGGCCCCAGCACCCGGTCGCCAACCGCATTGGCCACCTTCACGCCGAGCTTCTTAAGAGGCGGCGCGGCGGCAGCGCCAGCGCCGTACATAGCGAGTGCCTGCGCTCCCTCGGACAGCACGCTGCGCGGGATGTCTGCCATGCTGTCGGCTGCGCCGACGCCGTACAGCGCTGCCTCGCCGACCACAGGCGCTGCCGCAGCAAGACGCGGTGCCTTGGCCGCCAGAGAGGCCATGCGCGCACCAGCGAGGCCCTGAGCGCCCGGCAGCAGCGCCGGCAGCAGTGCGCCGCCAATCTCAAGGCCGGCGCTCTCGTAAGGGTTGGCCTCCTCGTATGCCGCCTGCTGCGCCCGGATGCGCGCCACCTCCCGCTGGTAGGCCGCCGGGTCGAGCTGCGCGAGTGCCCGCAGACCAGCCTCGATCTCGTCGTTGAAGGCGAACGTCGCGCCCTTCGCGACCGTGCGAGCCCGGTCAGCGAACGACGGGCCGCCCTTGTCGAAGCGGCGCGGCGTCACGGCGAAGGGGAAGTCGGTGGAGCGCATGTCAGCGATACTTCCTCGCCAGTTCCATCAGGCCGCCATTATACATGCCGACCGGCTGCTCGTCACGCGGCTCCTCCACGCCTGCCGCCTCGATGGCGGCTATGCGCTTGGCGATCTCCTGCAGGCGCTGCGGGTCTTCAGTCCGGCTGGCCTGCAGCAGCAGGTTACGGACCGCCGGGCTTTCGTACAGCCGGGCTGCCCCGCCAATGCTACCGGCCGCCGCCATGGCCGTGAGGAACCCCTCCAACCCGCCGCCAAACGCGCCGATGCCACCGACTGCAGCGGTAGGCAAGAACGCCTGCGCTCCCGTTGTCGGAAAGGCACCTGCCTCACCCGCCCGCCGTGTTGCGTTCAGCACCCGCGTCAAACCCTGCAGGCGGATGAGATCGTCGCCGTTAAAGAAAACGCCAACGGATTGGCCCAATTTTCTGATTTCATTTGCAAACCGGGTTGGGGATACAACCTCTTCACCCGCACCTGTCGCCCTCGCCGCAGCGCGAGCGATAATGGCTTGGCGAGCGATGGCCCGACCCTGCGGCGACAGATTACGATACAAAGCTGCAACGTCGCTGGGCTTGCTGCTGAACAGCAAACTTTGGACAGCTTCCGGGGTGGCATCTCCGGTTTTCAGCACACGCTTGAGCGACTGCTTTTGCAGTTCATTTGCCTCTTCAGACAGCCGCCTGTTGGCCACCGTCCATCTGTCGTAATCCCGGCGTTGGCCGTTCTGGCGGATGAAATCGCCCATGTCCTGACGCACTGGGTCATAGATTGCGCGCAAAGCCTTCTCACCAACGTCACGCGCACCCGGTGAAATCTGATTTGCGGGATCGTTCCTGAAGACGTTAGACAGCACATCCTTGCGGTACGCCTCTAACTCAAACAGGTTGCGGCCCTGAATATCGTTCATGATCTGCTCAAGCGCGGCAGCCGCCTCGTCGCCCTCCGCCGTTCTGCGGCTACGAAGATCGGCAATTTGAGAACCGATCCTCTGCATCGTCGCCTGCATAGGGACTTGGCCCGCGCTTGCCAGCCGATTGATGACCTCGTTCTTGCTGCCGGTATATTGCTGAATGGCAGCAGAGCGTCGTTGTGCCAAGTCAGTCACGATCTGCTCTGGAAGCGCGTCAATGTTTGTTGCGCTGTAATCGTTGACGATGTCTCGCACCGCATCGATGCGGGCCTGCTGTTGCGCTTCGCGCACAGGGCCTGTGCCTGCTATCGGAATACGCTCACCGGTGGCCTGCGCGGTTCGCCCAGCGAAAGTGCGCGGCGGCAAGACATCACTAGTCATCAGCGGGATGTTGGCTTCTCTAGCTTCCTGCACGATTGCGGGCAGCGGAGCGCGCGGGCGCGGTGCGGCAACTCCACCAAGTGTGCCGAAGGCCAAGCCAGAGGCAAGCTGTGCCATGGGCCCACCACCAGCCTCTGCGGCCATCTGCGAGCCTGCGGCGCCGGTTCCACCACCAACAAGCTGCGCCGCCGGCTGCGCGGCCAACACGTCGCCAACAGCTGCGGCGAGAGGTCGAGCCGAAGAGGCTAACGTGCGGCCAAGGCCGATTGCGCCGCCAGCGCCGCCAACACCACCAGCAGCGGATTGGATGACGCGCTCTGTCGCCGTCTCCGGCTCCGGCACGCCGGCCGCCGTCAACAGATTGTTCAGCGCCTCGGTTGGCGTTGAGAAGTCGGTGCCGAGGAGCTTGTTCACGCCCTCAACAAGGGGGTCGCCCACGATCGGCCCGAGGGTGGTCAGGGCGGCACCCGCCAGTGCGCCGGGAGGGCCAGCACCCGTCATGAAGCCTAGACCTGCGCCCAGCGCGGCCGGTGCCAATCCGCGCCCAACCGCGCCGAACACACCGCCAGCGGTGGTCTCAGGCTCAGCAACCTCGCTCGGAGGAACGTCTATCGTCGTGACATCTTCGGGGATATCGCCGGCCGAGCCGCGCAAATAATCCGCAATCTCTCGTTCGGAATAGCCCGCTGCCTTTGCGCCTTCAACGTCAAAGCTGCCGCCGCCAACCGTAACTTGCAACGGCTTGCCCGCCGCAGGGCCGCCACCCGCTGGCTGGTCAGCCAAAAAGGCATCGATCTCTGCGTCAGTATACCCGGCAGCTTTGGCCGCAGCGCGATCCAACATGTCTTATCGCCTCACAAACTGGCTAAGCGGCGGCCGCTTGTCACCCTGCAGAGCCTTCTGTGCCCGGCCGGCGTAATAGTCAGCCCAAGACTGGCGGTTGGGGTTCAGGTTGCCGGACTTGTCAAAGATGCGGTTGGCGTTGGTATACTGCTTCCAGAGCGTTTCCACCCCCTGCAGAGTGCCGTTGGCCTGCACAAACGCTTCGCGGAACCGCTGCTTTTCATCGGCCAGTTCAATCGCTGCTTTTTGTGCCTTAACAAACTTCTCGTTGGTCGCTTTGTCCTTCTCCAAGCCGCCCGTCATCTTCAAGAACTGCGCGGCGTCGAAGTCGGACACGGTGCCTTCGCCCGGAACGCGTTGGCCCCGCGCCATTCCCGAAGCAAGCTGCACGGCCCGCTGCTGATCCGCCGATGTCATAAACGACGGCAGCATTGCGGCCACTTGAGGAGGGAAAAAGCCGGGGAAGTAGCGCCTGTTGAGCTCCTCGAACTCGGTCAAGTCGCGAAGAGCGGCCTGTCTTTGCTGCGCTGCTGGTTGCTCCGCAACCGCCGCTTTTTCCGCAACACTCAGAGCTTGGGTCTGCGCCATGGCGCGCTGCTTCGGATCGCGGATACCGTAGACCGGGTTTCTCTCGGCGCGGAGTACAGGTAGGCCAAGCGCCTGCTTGCGCAGCAGGTCTTCCTTCGTCGGGCCGGCATCTCCGAGCATGCCTTCCGCGATGGCAATCTCAGACGGGTCTGTTACCTCTTCCCAAGGCATTATCCGGGACTCCACTTATATATCTTGGTGCCAACGCGATTGTATTTCGGATTGCCGGCCTTCGACGACGGAGGCGGCTTCGTGGCCTGTATGGCTGCAGCCCTAGCTCCCGCCGCCGCGATGTTTTCAGGCGTGCCGGTTATAGACGCAAGGATCAGTTCGCGCTCTGGATCACCCTTGGGGAGTGATAGCGCTCGCGCGATCAGGCGCTCCTTTTCACCCGGCCGGTTGGCTGCTTTGGCCGCCGCGGCGGCCCTCGCCGCTGCAGTCTCTTGCGCCACAGCAACGCCCAGCAATTGTCGCGCTGACTGCGTGTCGCCCTGCAGCAACTGAAGCTGGCCCATGCCCGCCTTCATCTCCAGCTCGCGCTCCTTGAGAGCACGCTCCGCTTCAGCCTCGCGCGTTGCGCCCGCGTACTTGCTCAGCAGCGAACCAAGGTTACCCACGGTCTCGCCGAACGATCCGGTGCGTGTCGGCTGGCCCAGAGCGGCCGCGATGGCAAACCACTTCTCGGCGTCGGACGGGCCGACGCGCCTGTTTCGTATGTCGGCGCGGGCGGCGTTGATTAAGTCCAGATTGGCCTGCATCTGCTTGCGCTGGACACCTTCCGCCGTCTGCACGCCCTTCATCGCCACCGGAACCGGCAGCCCCGGCGCCATCAGCGCAGCAATGCTCTCGCCTGTCGGGAGGGCGCCGATATCTTCGTCTTCGTCCATCAGCCGCCCCCGAACAGTTTTTCAAAGCCCTTGACCGTTGCGAACGTCGATCCGAGCGAGGCCAGCAGCGACGGGCTCATCGCGCCCGGCACTTCCATGCCGACCTTGGTCGCGCCCTTCGGCACCGCAGGCGCAACGCCCTGCAGCGCGCCGATCATGCCCTTGACCTGCTCCTGCGGGTAAGCGAACTGCCGCTCGAAGTCGGCGGCGGCGAGGTCGAGGTTGCGCTGGGTCTGGCCCTGCTGCATGCCGCCGGCTTGCTGCAGTGCACCAACGCCCGTCAGGCCGAGTTGCTGCGCCGTCTGCGCCAAGCCGCCCTGCCGCGTCAGTTCGCCCTGCGCCGCCTGCTGCGCCTGACCGAAGCCGCGCTCCAGTGCCTGCGACTGCTGGGCCGAGATGCCCTCCATGGCGTCGCGGATGGCGCGGCCGGTCAACTCAGCCTGCCGCGTGCCGCCGAACTGGCCGGCACGGATCATCTCGCCCTCGATGCCCGGCAGCACCTGCTCCTTGAGCGTGCGCGTGCCAAGTTGGCCGATGCGGTTGACGACGTTCTCCGTGTACGGGTTCATGAACTGCTGCGTGACATCGGCCGTGCTCTGCGAGGCCTGCTGCAGATACGGCTGGTACGCCTGCGCCGCCTGCGGCGTCTGCTCGAAGGCCTGCTGCTGCAGGGCCGTGAAGTCGGCGATGCGCGGGCCTTGGTACAGCGGGAAGGCGCGATTGGCGAGCGCCTGCTGATTGGACAGGATGTCCATCGCGTAGTTCGTGTACCAATCGGGCAGCACGGACTGTTCCATCGAGGAGACGGGCACAGCCTGCGGCGCTTTGCCTTCAGTCAGGAAGTCCAGAAACGACATTAAACGAGTCCCCCAGAGAGGTAGCGCTCGGGCCGCTTAGCATTAGCACTAAACTTGCCCTTGGCCAAGTTGCGGCCTTTGTGTTTGCGGACTTTGACGCGGAAGTCGTCGAGGCGTTTGGCGCCCGCCCTACTCGACCCGTCGCCCAGCATGGCCACGGTCTCGGCGTCGATGACGTACTCGCCGTCGCTGAGCAGCGCCGGGATCTCGTCGCTGCGTCCGGTGCCGACGCCGTCAACGGCGAAGCTCTCGCGGCCCCGGCCGTCTCCGCCCATCTTGCCGCCCTTGGCGCGGGGCTGCGCACCCATGTCTTCGAATATCATGGTGAGTGCCTGCCGCCCCTCGGGCGTGTTCAAGAAGGCCTCGATCTCGGCGTCCGACGCGCCCGGCATGGCTGCGCGCAGCATGTCGAGGCTACTGCTGAGCACCGAGGTCGTCGCGCCAACCGGCGCAGCGCCCGTGCTGAACACAGAGCCAACGCCCACGCGCGGTGCCGGTGCGGCCGCGGTGGCGAAGGCTGCGCGCTCGGCCGCTGTCTCGGGCACGTAGTTGAAGAACGAGCGCGCCGGGCCGTAGCCGTAGCGCGCATAGTCGATGTCGCTGCGATCGCGCTGAGTGAGCGCTGACGGCGCAAACTGGCCGCGCGGCGTCGGCAGTTGGGCGCGGAATATCGGCGCGAGCGCGTCGAGGCCGGTGCCAGTGCCGCCAGTGCCGCCGCGCTTGCCGCCGAGCAGCTTGCTCAGGGCGTCGAGGATGGCGAGGCCGCCGGTGACCGTGGCGATTTTCTTGGACAGGTCTGTTTTCTTCTCACCTGGAGGCGTACCGGTGTCCGTAACTGTAGTTGGCGATTGGCTAAGCAAGATGGAAGCAGGTATTGTAGCGAGACCACCAGTGAAATCGACCTTTGGAGGCGGTTGGTTCGTGACAGTGATCAAAGGCTCTTCGCCAGCGACTGCAGGTGGCGTTTGGCTGGGCACGAGTGCGCCAGTGGCAGCGGCAAGACTATCGCTAACGCGGCCCGGACGGATGCGGCTGGCTTCGGCCAGAAGCTCTTTACCGGGCAAATTAAAGTCAACGGCGCCTGCAGCCCCTGCTGCGAGGCCATCGCTAACGCGCGTCTGCGGAATGCGCCTGCCAACAGACTCAAGCAAAGTCTCATCGGGCAGCAGATTAACGGCGCCAGCCGTACCCGTTGCGAGGGCATCGCCGACGCGCGTCTGCGGAATGCGCCTGCCAACAGACTCAAGCAAAGTCTCACCGGGCAGACTTGTGTCGGTCGGCGTGCCGACGTTCAGTGAAGACGGCACTGCGCCCGCAAGAATGCTATCAAGTCCAGCCTGCGGAATGCGCGAGCCGCTGACGACCATGTCGCCGAGACCGAACTCGTTGTCCAGACGCGCTTGATCGAGTGCCTGTTTGAACGGATCAAGCGACTTGCCGACATCGCCCAGCAGAGATCCGCCCGCTGCGCCGAGACCGCCGAGACCGCCGAGAACAGACGGCGCGAGGCGCGACGCCGAAACGACGATTTCGCCGGGTAACGACGCGGCTGCCTGACCGGCAGCTTGGCCGCCAACTTCGCCAGCAAGAGCGCCCTTTCCGCCGCTTAACGCGCTGCCCAGCGCTTTATCAATTCCGGTCGCACTCAACAGACCGGCCGTAGCGCCAGAAGTCAGGCCGCCGATAGCACCAGCCTTGAGCGCTTCGCCAAGATCCTCGCCGGTCACAAGACCCGCACCAGTACGGCCCAGCGCGGAGGTCAGGCCAACGCCCGCTATCTTGGCGCCAAGGCCGCTCAGCCCGAGTTTAGCCCCGAGGGCGGTGCCCAAGCCCGGAACGAACTGAAGCGCGATGGGCGCAACAATCTTCGCGATGTCGCCAACGACGGCGGTACCCGGACGGTTGTACAAGTCGCCGCCGAGCAGCGTCACCGCCTCGCCGGTCGTTGGGTCGGTATACTGGCCGAAGCCGCCAGTCGGCGCGCCGCCGACCTGCTCGATCCGGTAGTCAGCCATGCGGCCCTGATTGGCCAAGCCGCGTGCGATGTCCTGCAGCCGCAGCAACTCTTCAGGCGTGCTGCCCGAGGCGATGACTTGGCCTTCGTTCTTGCCGGTGTAGTCGCGGATCTGATACTGCGTGCCGGGAGTGAGCGTGATCTGGCTCGCCGGATCTAGGCCGCGCACGTCCCGGTTAGCGCCGGTCATCCACGAACTGAGCGTGATGGGATCCTGCAGCCGGCGCTCGTACTCGGCCAACTCCTGCTGCTGACGGACGCGCGGATCACCGCCGCGCATGGTGCTGTAGCGCTCAGGCTCACCGTCGGGGCCCATGCGCCCGGTGTAGTCGTCGTAATCGCCGAACACGGGCTGTGCTGCGGTGAGACCGCTTACCGGCTGCGTCATTGGCTGCGTTGCAGCGGAGAGGCCGCCCACCGGATCGTTTACGCCGTTAGCCATCAGCCTTGTCCTTCAAGCATCGGATAGACCCGCATTGCCCACTCACGCCAGTCATCAAATTGATATGGGTCTGGCACAGCGCGTGTTGAAAAGGGTGACGCCTTCAAAAAGCCTGTAGCCCAACCCTGCCAGTCGTTCTCGTCGTTTAGCCGACCAAACGCCCACGCATCGCCAACCGACAGTATAACGCTATCGGCCCAATCAATCAAACCCATGCCACGCGGGTCGATCATCCAATCACGGTTCCATCGCCGGGCTGTATGTGCGCCAGCACCAATCCCATTTGGTAATCGCCCCCGAGCGTGTTGCTCTCGAAGCGGAAGCGCAACTCACGGCGCTGTGTCTTAAAGTACACAACCTGATCCTGCGGCGTCGGCGGCGTCTCGTAGATGGTGTGCGGCTCCGTTGACACCTCGGGCGCCTTGGCGTTGGCGCGGCCCGTCACCTGCATCGTCATGTCGCCGCTCTGCACGAAGTCCGGCTCAATCATAAGCACCTGCAGCGCCTTGTTCTCTTGGCTTGATACCGGCAGCGACAGGTCAGCCGTCTCGAAGTAGCTCAGCACAGGCTGCAGGTTGAGCCCGTCAATGTCGTCCACGCCCACCTCGTGTACCCACAGGCGGTACTGATCGACGCCGCTGTCTTCCGTGACGCGCACGTTGTCGTCCGTCTCCGTGATGCGCGTGTCGTCGGCCTCAGTGACGCGCACCTGATCTGGGGCGATGCTCGGCACGACGCCCGTCATGATCGGCTTGGGGAAGACAGTCGGCGACACGGCCGCGCTGCGCCCGCCGTTGGGCAGTTCGCAGTCGTACCACGTATTCTCGCGGATGTTGTAGATGACGGCGTGCGACGGCTCGATCGCCTCACCGCGCGGGTAGCACCACCAAATCTCGCCGTAGCGCGGCACCTTCATCGCGAACACCTTCTGGCGCTGCGACTGGTTGAGGCCGTCGAAGAAATAATTGAGGTTGAGATTGTTCGGCACCTCGCGCACGACGCCGTTGAACATCAGGAAGCGATCGGTGCCCACCCAGTAGAAGATGCCGTCGTACTCGATGACCGTGTTCGCTCCGAGGATCGAGCTCTGCGTGCTGATCGTGTCGAACTGGAACACCGGCGCGCCGCCGATGAACGAGGCGCGCACCAGCGCATCGGCCGACCAGAACAGACCCGACGGCGAGTTACCGGGACCACCGCGCAGGGCCACGCCGCGCACGATCTTCTGGGAGGCGATGTTCGCCGCGCCGGAGCCGAGGCTGGTGTAGTCCGTGGGGTCGCCCGCCACCGAGAACGCCACGTAGCCGTCGTTGCCGAAGATGAACGTGTACGGGTGCAAAACGGCGACGCCGCCGGTGGCGCTGTAGCCGGCCGGCAGGTTGGTGATCGGCTGCAGCGGCGCAGTGCCAAACAGGTCGCCGAAGAAAAGCTGGCCGCCGTCCGCATTGCAGATGCACCCGAGGTTCGGCGCGACCTGCGCCACGAGCTGCAGACCGCCAAGGCCCGGCGCCGCGATGGCGTCGAACTGCCACATGTTGTTCGGATCCGCCGTTAGCGTCGACGGCGTGCGGTTGGTGATGACCGACGTGTTGAAGCCATTGTCGATGTAGAAGCGCTCGAGCAGGTTGGCCGAGCCGCTGTGCACGTAGGTCAGGTTGTTCTGCGTGAACTCATGCATCGCGCGGCTGATCTCGCGCAGGTACTTGCTGATCGCGCGGTAGCCGCCGATCTTGCGCGGCAGGCCACGCTGGAAGCGCACCCACTGCCCGTCGACGTAGTTGTCGCCCTCGAACTTGGTGCCGTCGCGCTTGATGCCCGGCTGCGAGCGTATCTGGACGACGCGCGACGCCATTTAGAACGTGCCGCCGTTGACGGTGCCCGCCGGAGCGACGCCCAGCACCGTCCACGCGTCATTGGTCGTGGCGGCCGTGAACAAGCCCGTGCCAACGGCCGTGCCGCCGAGGTTGATCAATGCCGCGCCCGCACTCGTTGCGCCCGTACCGCCGTCGGCAACAGCGACCGGCGTGGCAATGCCGCCCGTCTCGGCGTCCACCACCTCATTGCCGTCGCAGTACAGGATGGCGCGGCTGCCGCGCGCGACCAGCACACCCGGCGACTGCGTGTTCGTCCTGACGCGCAGGGTGAACGAGCCGCCCGTTGTGTCGTTCGAGACCCAGTACTGTTGGGTCGTCTTCGGCACGACGATCTCGACGTTGCCCGTGATCGCGCCCGTGAACTCGTAGGCGATGCGGTTCAACTCGGCGCCCGAGAGCGTGTAGTTGCCGCTCACGCCGCCGAGGTTGACCGACGTAAAGTCGAAGGCAAACACGGCGCTCTGGCCGAGGCCCAGCGTGTACCAACTCGTGCCGTCCGTCACCGCCGTGGCGCTGTCACCGGGCGTCAGTGTCAGGCTGGCTGCGCCGTTGATCGTGTCGAGGCCCTGCGGGGTGAGGACGAGGTTGCCGCTACCGCCGTTGCGGACGGCGACGAAATAGTCGGCGCCGACGCCCGCCGCTGTCGGCAGCGTCAGCGTGCCGAGGCCGCCCGTCCAGACAAACATCTTGGCGCGGTCGGAGCCGCCGGCCGTGTAGTTCGTGTTGAAGAGCGTGACGGGCGTGGACTGCGAGAGCGTTGAGCCGGTCGCCGTCAGGCCGAAGCCGGCCAGCGCGGAGGCCTGCGCCTGCGCCGTTGCCGCGCCGTAGCGGAACACGCGCCACGAACCGGCGGCGGTGGTGTTGTTGGTTAGGTAGATCTGCCACTGCTCGCCCTGCGCGATCGACAGGAGCGTGCCGCCAACGCTGTTCTTGACGGTGATGGTGGACGGGCCGAGGTTGTTGAACAGGACGGTCTGGCCGACGCCGGTCTCGTCCGCGGGCGGCATGAGGATCGAGAAGGCACCGGTCGGCGTCACGTCGATGATGCGCGCCGCCGGCCGCAAGAGCGTGTTGCTCTCAAGCGGCCAGTCCAGCGCCGTGTCGGCCGTCAGCGAAAGCGCCAGATACGACACATCCGACGGGTAGATCGTCGTGCCACCAAATATTTGTGTATAGGTGTTGCTCATACCGCTTATGCCTCTTTCCGAACCGACGCACGGTCGAGGATCTTGGCGAGATCCTCGCCGTTCAGCATCGCGGCCGCACGATCATACATGTTCTGCCAGACGGGGATGCGCTCATCGTTCTTGAGGAAGGGCGTTGCCTCCAGCAGCGTGCCGTACAGCAAGAGCTGCGGCGCATATTCGGTCAGCCAGTTGGTCTGCACGGCGTCGTCCAGCAGCGGTGGCAGCTCGTAGTACAACACCTCGAAGGGGTAGTTCGCGTCGGGCGTCGGCGCATACAGCCAGTGGCTGTAGTCGTAGTCGCTGTAGTACTCGGGCTGATCCGTGGCGGTGCGATCGGGCCAGTAGCTCAGGAGATATTCGTAGGCGCGTGTGAACAGAACCTTGCGCGTGTTGTTGTTGGTTCCGGTGCCAATGTTGATGCTGACCGTGTCGCGCCAGCGGTCGGGCTTGGCGTACACGGACACGCCCGTCTGCAGCGTGCCGCTCACGACGTTGATGAAGCCTTGGATCTTCAGCTCGCGCGCGATGCGGCGCTCGGCCAGATTGATCAGCCGCGGGATCTGCTCAAACACAACCGGGTCAGACGCATAGGTTGTGCCGCGCTCAAGGTAGCGCCGCACGTCCTGCTGGAGCGTCGTGAAGGTCATCGTCGTGGCCATCGGCGCACCCTACATCAGTTTTGGGCAGAATGCCACGGTCAGGATAGGTACTCAAACACAAGGCCGGCGATGGCCAGCACGAGGGCACCGAGCGTCATCTTGCCCTTGGAGAGGGTCGGTTTCTTGTCGGTCGGCAGCACGGTTCCGACGACACCCTTGAAGGCGGCCTTCTCGGCCTCCTTCTTGACGGCGTTGAGCGCCAGTTTCTTCAGGTTCATGGTAGCCTCCTCACTTAGATTTGCTCTCGATGACCCCGACGCGAACTTTCAGGTCATTTATTTCGCCCGTCAGATGCTCACGTAACTCCGCTCTAGCCTTAGCTGAATGCGGACTGTCCGTAGGTACACCGTCTGGCGTGACGAGAACAGGCATCGACGCTTCGATCTTGGTCAGCCGCGTCTCGAAGGTGTTCACCTGCCCCAGCAGCCACGCAATGCAGGCGATCAGGATGGGCACAGCGCCCTTCAGGATGTCGCCCCAGTTGACGTTCACGGCAGCCACCCGGCGAACTTCTTCGTCTTAGCCTTGCGGTCATCGAGGCCGTGCGTGCCGCCGTTGATGCGCTTGGTCAGCGCAAGGATGGCGGCGTCGTTGATGCCTTGGTCGCAGATAGACCAGAGCTTGTTCTTGTCGAAGAACCACAGGGCGCTCTCGAAGCACAGCTCAGTTGCCACCAGATTGGGGTTCTCCATCACGTCCGGGCGGTCGATGTAGTCCGAGAACGCCTGATAGTTCGCCTTGCCCGTAAGCTGCAGCGCACCGCGCCCACGGTACTTCCAGCCGTCGCCGGATGCCTCGACGCTGTTGCCCATGCGGCCGCCGTAGACGCGGTTGGCGATCTTGTTGGGCTGGCGCTCGTAGGCCTTGGCCAGAGCGTCTGTCGGGAAGTACTTGCCGAAGATGCCCCGCAGGCCCTTCGCGCCGTAGTTCAGGTTCTCGCTGAAGGCCTTGAAGTTGCCGGTCTCGTGCGCCGTCTGGGCGAAGAAGTGCGCCGCGCGGTTCTTGTTCAGCTTGTAGTAGGCGGCAGCGGCCTTGAACGTGCCCGGTCCGAACGCACCGTCAGCGGTGACGCCGACCTTCTGCTGGAGGGTTGCGAGGCTCATTTCTTATTCCATAGCTCGAACAGCGCCTTGACCTTCTCCTCAACCACAGCGACGCGCACGTCCATCTTGGCAAGGATAATCACCAGCGAAATGAATGCCAGAACAATAGGCCAAAGTTGGCCGATCAGTTCAACGGTGGAGAGTTCGCCAGTCATTACTGCCCCGCGCGGCGCCAATCAGGGAAGTCATCCTCGTCGACCACGCCGTCGCCATTGGCGTCGTAGCGCAGGTCGTTGCGATACTTTTCCCACGGGGCCATGTCATCGTCGTCGTCTTCAGCTTCAGGCTCCGGCGCAGCAGCCATAGGCGCAGGCGCAGGCTCAGGCTCAGGCGCCGGCAGAGGCTCAGGCTCGACCGGA